TGCATACCCAGATGATAAACAAGTTGTAAGTGAACATATTTACAAATGTTATTCAGAAAATGCATCTGCCGAAATAGAAATTGAGGTTTTAAAATGATAACGCTTGAATACAAAATTGAATACTCCGGAGATTTAACAATGGAAAAACAGCTATTCATTGATAGTTTGTTTGACCAAGTCAGGGCACAACAATATGCAGTCGGATTAAACCGAATGAAATTGGATTTATTGTATCTGCTAAAAACCTCACAGGGTGAATGTTTTGAGTATTTTGCACAAAAAATATTTGAAGATAAAAATTTATTAAACAAATATTATCCAGTGCTTTTGGAAGCAGGTTATCAAAAACAAAACAATTTGGTTTATAGCAAATTGCCTAAATTTCAGACTAGCAGAATCATTAAAGGTGAAAAGAAAAAAGAAGAAAAGAAACAACAAAACAATGATTTGCAAGAGCTTTTGGCCCAACGAATTAAAGAAGTAGATGAATTAAGAGGAATTTTTAAACCAATAAAAAAAGAAAAGTGGTGGGAAAAACTTTTAAAATTTTTGAAAATTAAACGGAGTGTCGGTGGAGTAAAAACAGAAAGGAAATACTATGACCGACAGCAAAAAACTCGATGAACTTTGGAAGAAATACCCGACAGAAGACGAATTAGCAAAAGCATATTTAAGATTGCTTGATAAATACGAAAAATTGAAAAAGAAAGTAGGCAAAAATGAAAAGAGAAAAATACTATGTTTATAATCCGTCTAAAAGTAAACCGGCTTATGTACATAAAAAATTTGATGATGCATTAAAAGAAGCTAAACGATTAGCAAGAAAAGAAAACGATGATTTTGAAGTTTTGCAAATTGTTTCAGTTGTTGGACCAGTTAAAAGATTTGAAGTTCAACATTTAAGACATAAATTAAATATCTTTGACTGGTTTAGTGTTATTGGTATTTTCGGTCTTCTTACTATGGGGATTTGGAAACTCTTGGAAGTAATAAACTCAATAGCAGGTTAAGAAAGGATAAATAAATGAACAAATTTACAGTAATTTTAATTGGTATCATTTGGGCATTATTTTGTGCATGGCTTTGTTGGTTCTTATTTATAGCAATATCAAACTTGTTAAATATTCAAACAATGGGTGTGCAAGAAGTCGCTTTTTCCTTGAGCTTATTTGCTTTTATTACAACACTTTTTGATTTTCATAGAAAAGTTTTGTGAGGTGCAATGTGGATATAAGCAAATGTAAAACTTGCAAAAACTATGATTTTTTCTTTGGTGCTTGCAATTTATATGAAAAAGAAATTTATCTTGGTGAAGGTGAATTCAATACACAACCGGTAAGTATTAAAAATATCAGTAAATCAGAATGTGAATACCAACTGAAAGCAGGTAACAATGACAGATAAACAGATAATAGATGTTTGCCCATATCAAGGCGAATGTTCAGTAAGTGGTTGTAAAAGAAATGATGATGGCTGTTTTGTTAGACAACTATTTGAAGAAAGATGCAGAGCAGAAAATCAAATTGTTGAACTCAACAAAACGATAAAAGCCAAAGAGCAAGAATGCGAGTTTAGTAATCTTAGGATAATTCAATTACAAGAAACTTTAAGCCAATACGAAACAGATTTGTCAACAAAAGATTGTATAGTAGAAACTTGTAAAGCACAATATAAAGAACTCGAAACAGAGAATGAAAAGTTAAAAAAAGGATTTCAACTTGCAACAGACACATTAGAAAAGACTTTACAATGGGAACTTGATTTGTATAAAAAACACATTAATAGTTCTTTTACTGGTGCTTGGGATTGGGAAAATGACAAAGTTATTGCTCATATAGAGCTATATATAGAACAACTCAAAGCAGAGTTTATATCTAAAAATGAAAAAATCAAAGAATTAAGATTTAGTGTATCTGATTTAACCAATAGATTATGCGATTTGAATGCAGAAAAAAGTTTTAAAATTGTTGACCTTGAACAAGCGCTTGAAAAGGTGAGAGAATTTGCCAAAAGTTATATGCAGGATTGCGATTTTTCTTGGGGCTGTGATGCTTGTGATTATAAATGCTTTGCCCAACATATCCAACAAACATGTGATGAAGCAAAAAATGGACAGATAAAACAAATTAGTCAGTAATTCTACATAATAATTGAAAGGAAAAATTTTAATGACTGGTACTGAAATAATGATTGATGGTGTAGATGTAAGTCTTTGTGAACTTTTGACAAAAGACAATTATTGTTCTGACGATGCACCTTGTAATGTAGTAGTTTGTGTTTATAAATTCAACAAAATTAAAGACAAATTAACAGAAACACTCGATGAAAACAGAGTTTTGGAAGACAGATTAGATTACATCGCTGAAATTCTCGAACCATATGAAAATGAATTCGAAAAAGAAATTAAATATTTGCCAGAAGCTATCAAAACTATTTTAAAACGTCAAAAAGAAGAATCAGAAAAATTCTACAACGATGGGCAAACTGAAATTACAAAACTTTGTGGCCGACTTCAACAAAAAGATAAAGAAATAGACGAATTAAAACAAAAATATCTTGAATTAAAAGAACAAAATGGTAGTTATATTGTGCAATTAAACACAGTTAAAGAACAGTTAGAACAGCTTAAAGCACAAAATATGAGGTCAAAATTCTATGTTTAAAGAAGAAATAACACAACATTGCCCAATGTGTGAAGAATGGGCAAAAAAATATGAAACATTGGAAAATGTTCATTCACAACTCATGACGGAAATAAAAAGCAAAGATGAGTTGATTGAAAAAGCAGTTACAGAAAATAATCAATTCAAAAATGAAAATGAAAGATTAAAGAAAGAAATAAGATTATATGACTGCATTGATAAATGGGGGACTAAAGAATGTCATTGTGCATGTAGGTGTCTTGGTAATGATTTTTGCGATTCTGCAGACAAAAAAATAACAGAACTCAAAGCAGAAAATGAGAGGTTAGTAACAGAAAATGAAAACTTGTCAGAAAACAACGAAATTTTAAATGGTATAAACAGAAATCTTGAGTATATGCTTGATGATGTTATTGCCAAAGTTCTTACAGATGTGCAAGAAGAATATTTTTATACTGAATTAAAAGAAAAATTTACAACAAAATTAGATGAAATCATTAAGGATAATAACCAATACAAACAAGCTATTGAAAAGATAAAAGAGATTTCAAATAGAATTTACAGTGAAGTAATAACAGAAAATTGGCAAAGTCTTTTAGCAAAACAAATCCTACAAATATGCGATGAGGTGGAAAAGGACTGATAAAACTAATTATTCAGTAACGCCACAAGCCTAGTTGTTGACATCAACAAAATGCTCAAATGGTGGTAATAGTGAAAATGATATCTGAGTAGCTATTCACAGTTTGCAAGTTCTGGCGGTTTGGTTAAAAACTTGCTTTTAATATCAAAATATTGAGAAATTTATTTAAATAATTGAAAGGAAAAACTATGGAAACAGGAAGATTTAAGTTTAGATTTTGGCACAAATCAACAAAAAAAATGTTAGGTTGCTACGGATTCAATGAACATTGCACATTCGCAAATACTCTAGATGGCATAAATACAGAATATAATCCTTGTGCAACTAAAGATTGTGTACTCATGCAATCTACCGGATTAAAAGACAAAAACGAACAATTTATCTATGAGGGTGATATTGTCTATCGCAAAGGGTTAAAAAGATATAACGGAGAAAAGCTATATTCAAAGGTTGTTTGGGACAGCACTTTTGCAGCTTTTGTATTGTCTGATGAAAATGGCATACACAGAATGCCATACAATTTAAGCAAAACCGAAATTGTCGGTAATATTTATGAAAACAATGAATTTGAGGGGATTTAACAATGGAAAATAGATTCAAGTTTAGATGGTTTTCAAAGGTAAGATTAAAAATGTTTGATGTTGTTTGTATTGAATATCCAGGAACAATTATTTACAAAGATGAAAACGGACATGAAATAGAAACAAGTTGGAGTTCAGATAATGGTGTATTAATGCAATGCACTGGATTAAAAGACAAATTTGGAAAACCTATTTTTGAAGGTGATATTGTTTCTTTTAAAATTGGCGCAAATCCAACAATAGCACTTGTTGAATATGACACAGAGAATGCTGAATGGAGAAAAGGTCATTTTGCTTCATTAGGTAGTTATAAAAAAAATACACAAATAATTGGTAATGTTTTCGAAAACCTAGAATTGTTGACGGTGAAAAATGAAAAACAGGTTTAGATTTAGAATAAGAGTTTGTAAAAATTGTAAAACTATAAATGGTACTTTCAAAGGCATATACACATATTTTTGCAATGGTTTTTACAGAAGTAAGGCAGGTTATCATTTCTACGGGAATGGTAAAAAATATAGTTTTTTCAATAAAGCAGTTTTAACTGTTGAACAGTGTGCAGGATTAAAAGACAAAAACGGCAAACTGGTTTATGAGGGTGATATAGTCAAAGCTTATTACATAAATGCAGACACAAATAAGCAAGAATTTGACCTAATGAAAGTTGTTTATAATGAAAAAGTTTGTGCATTTGGTTTGCAAGGCTTAAATACTAATGGTTTTAGTGATTTTAGCAGTTATGAATGGGAACCAGAAGAATACGAAGTTATCGGCAATATACATGAGAATACAGAACTGTTGGAGGTAAAAAATGAAAAACAATAATTTTGGAGTTAGAGAAAAAATAGTAATTCAATTGTTACTTTTTATTGTGAAAATGGTTGGCAAGCCAATAGACGGATTATATCTACACGAATTAAAAGATATCGAAAATTTAATTGCAGACAATTAAAATGGAGGTAAATGTGTTCACGGAGTTAGAAAAACAGATTATGTACTTATTAATTGGTGGTTCAACAAATGCACAAATAGCTGAACAAGTTGGATATTCAGAACGGAATGTAAAACGCAAAATTAAGAAATTGTTTCAAAAATTTAACGTAAACAATAGAGCCTCATTGGTTAGAGAAGCTTTTATTGCAAAGTCAAAGGGTTTTATATAAAACTTGTCCCTTTAGGGACAAAAGAATATGTTAAACTAAAAAAAGTGAGAGGTTCATATAGTGAACATAAGCCACACAGAAAGCTGAAATCCGTAAATATGCGCCCACCTCACACAAGCACCCCTCGGCGTGCATTGAATTTTGAGAGGAAGAGATGAAGTTTTATTGTTGTGGAGTTAGATATAGCACAAATGACCCTGAAACTTATCTCAATATCGAAAAATACAGAACAAAAAAGCTAATCAAAAACAAGGTTGGTAACAAAAAAGTAAATCACGAAGATATTTATTTCGTACATTGTAAAAAGAATGATTGTATTAAAACATACATAAAACGATATTCTACAAACACATCTATTACAAAAGGTTTGTTGGAAGAAGAAATACTAAGCAAAAGAAAAGCTTCTTTGATGTTTAAAGCAGCACAATTCAAAAATTTAGATTATATTTCAATTCCAACACCGGTGATTAAATTAGCACCACAATCAAAAACAATACCTTTTGTATATGGAAAAACAGAAGATGCAACTACTCAAAGACGTAGATATATCAATGAAACAGGTTATGCAGATTATGAACCAATTATCTTACCTATAACTATTTCAAAATTGGAGTTTTGACTTTCAATTATGGCTTGTAGAAATACAAGCCCTTACTTTAAAAATAGCCAGTGGGGGAAACCCCCATAACCATAACTATTGAATTCGCGTTAAATAGTTTGGTTACAACCGAAAGAATTATTGTCGATCCACGGTTGCTGGCTCTTTATATACTAATACGAGGATCGATAACATGTCAAAAAAAGCAACATTAAACACAAAGATTTTTAAAGTTAATGAATTAAAATCATTAAGCTGTAACCCCAGAAAAACCCTTACTAAAGACGATTTAGCATATAAGCAATTAAAAAAGTCTATTGAAAAATTTGATTACGTTGACCCACTGATTTTTAATACAAAAACAAATCATCTAATTTCTGGGCACCAAAGATTAACAGTTTTAAAAGATTTGGGATATACAGAAATTGAAGTTAATTGTGTTGATTTAGATGAAGAAAAAGAAAAAAGTCTAAATATCGCATTAAATAAAATTTCTGGTGAATGGGACGAAACCAAATTATTAAATATCATTGATGAATTAGAAAAAAATGATGATTTTGTACTAGAAGAAATTGGTTTTAGTTCTTTCGAAATAAATTCACTTCAAGATAATTTTAAAATACCAGATTTTCAGCCAGTGTCTATTGATGAAGTTCCAAGATTGGATAAAAAATCCAAAATAAAATGTCCTCATTGTGGTATGGAGTTTATTCCATAATGACTACATTAAAATTGGATTGGTGCAGTTTTGAAGCTGTTAAATATGCATGTGAACATTGGCATTATTCAAAATGTGTTCCAGCAGGCAAACTCGTAAAAATAGGTGTTTGGGAAGATAACATTTTCATTGGTTGTGTTATATTCTCTCGAGGTGCAAATCAGTATTTGTTAAATCCTTATGGTTTGAAACAAACTGATGGTTGTGAATTAACAAGAATTGCATTGAATAATCACAAAACACCAGTTAGCCGTATTTTATCAATAGCAATAAAAATGTTAAAAAAGTCGAATCCTGGATTAAAACTAATAGTCAGTTATTCTGATATGGACCAAGACCATTATGGAACTGTTTACCAGGCTTCAAATTGGATTTATACAGGAATGGTCGAAACTAATGGTGGTACTCCAAGATTTAAAATAAAAAACAAAGTTATGCATGGGCGTTCTGTTGCAGCCAAAGGTTGGAAACAAAATATTGATTGGATACGAAAATATATTGATAACAAAGCTGAATTAGTTTATACAAAAGGCAAACAAAAATATTTGTATCCTTTAAACGATGATATTAAAAAGCAAATTCTTCTTCTATCCAAAACATATATAAAGAAAAATGCGTGTGTAGTTTAAAGTAAAACATTGAATGACCAGTTCAAAGATGATGTGTCGAAACAATCCATACGCTTTTTCTTTTGAAAGTAATTCAATGATTTATGGGAAAATTCAAAAAGAAAAACAAAGGTGGCCGTCCATCGATTTTTAATCCGGAGATACTCCAAAAATTACAGGCCGCATTTAATATTGGTTGTTCTGATAGAGAAGCGTGTCTTTATGCAGGAGTTAAGCCATCAACTTTTTATGATTATTGTGCAAAACATCCGGAGTTTTCGGAGCAAAAAGAACAGTGGAAGAAAAATCCTGTTTTAAGAGCAAAATATTTTATTTATGAAAATCTAACAAAAGATTTAAAAACTGCAAGGTGGTATTTAGAAAGAAAATGCAAAGATGAATTTTCACTTAGAAATGACCTGCCTGAAGATAAAAAAGACGATACCAAAGAAGCTTATTTAAAAGCATTAAAGAATATGAATAATGCCGATTGATTGGACTAAATCAAAATACAGTAAAAAATCAAAAAACTTTTTAGCTCTTCAACCTGAAGACATGAAATTTTTTACGTTGGCAGATGGTGCTGTACGTTCAGGAAAAACATTGAACATTATACAGAAAATTCCTCAAATGTTTGATTATATTGGGAATGAGTATTTAAAAGTATTTTCTGGATATTCAAAAACGACAGTTAGAAACAATGTTTTAGTTGAATTGATACCATTCATTGAAAATTATTTAGGTGGTAAAACCAAATATAATTCAGCAACAGGTGAATTCGATATTAAACTTTGGGGAAAAATTTTTAACTGTCTGGTCGTTGGTGGCGGGAAATCCGACAGTGATTCTGCAATACAAGGTGCAACTTGGGATTTCTGGTATGCGAACGAGTTACCAAAACACCATTATCGATTTTATAATATGGCTTTGTCTAGGTTGACACCTGCAAATGCACGTGCCATTGCTGACAGTAACCCAGAAAGTTCTAATCATTGGTTGTATGAACAGAAAATAAAACCTTATTTAGAAAATAATGAGGAAACAAAAAAAGTATTTGATTATTGGCATTTTGTAATGCAAGACAACGCAAATTTGTCAGAAACATTCATAAGCAATCAAGAAAGACTTTATCAAGGACCATTCAGAGATAGAAAAATAAAAGGTCTTTGGGTTGTTGCAGAAGGATTGGTTTATGACACATTTTCATCAGAAAAACACACTTGCTCTCATTCTGAAATATTAGAAAAAATATCTAACAATGAGTTTTATGAATATTTCTTAGGGTTAGACTGGGGTTGGAATCACCCTTTGTGTTGTGGTCTGTATGGTGTTAATCACAAGCAAGAATATTACAAAATAGACGAATTGTATGGCTCTAAAATGACAGAAAATGATGTCATTAATTGGATTAAAGCTAAGCAAAACGAATACCAGCGATATTTTAGATTTATCAATGCTGATAATGCACGTCCGGAACAAAACCACAAATTAAGAACTGCTCTTGATGGCATACTTGTATATGAAGAAAAACCAAAAGTAGCTGATAGTATTGGTATTGTTCGTTCAATAATCAATTACGACAGACTAATTGTCAATAGAGATAGATGTAAAAATACAATAAATGAATTTTTTACATATCGTTATCCATCTGAAGAAGAAAAACATTCAAAATTAACCGATTTAGATAGTCCATTAAAAGAAAATGACGATGCAATGGACGAAACGCGGTATGCACTTAATTTCTATGAAACAAGGTACATAAAAAGAAATGATTAATACATTTGATATTGTGAAAAATGGTAAATTGGCTTTGAATTCAGACACATCTGCCAGATTTACTTCTTATGTTGATTACAAAAACTTGTATAATGGCAATTTTGCCAAAGTATTTTCAAGTACTTTGCTCAAAATTCGTCAAAGATATCCACTAGACAAAACTACAGCTCAAACATTGATAGAAATCAATTTGTTTGCTGCAATGACAGATTTTTTCAAGAATCTTTTAACAAATAGTGGATTAGCAATAAATACCGATGAACACATGCAAGCTAACTGGGATGAAATTGCAGAAAATTGCAATTTCATCTCAGTAGTGAAAGAAGTTTATATTGATAATTCTAGATTTGGTAATGGAATTTTCAAAGTAACACTTAATGACAGCAAAGTTAATGTTTTTTCTGTTTGTCCTGATTGTTGGATACCTGTTGCTAATAATGGCAATCTTAATGACATTGATGGTCATATTTTGATTTACACATTATCAAAAAATATTTCTGGTATTGATAAAGAATTCAAACACATTGAAAAACATCATAAAGGCTATATTGAAAATGAAGTCTATGAATTCAAAAACGATACAATCGGAAGAAAACTTGAACCAGAAGAACTTGAAGAATTCGGTCTTGTGGAAGTTGATGACTATTCCGATTTTTGGGAAGATTTTCTCATATTTCCTGTCAAGAATACTACTGTTAGTGATGACTATTTCGGTGATAGTGATTACAAAAATTGCAAGTCGATTGTTGAGGAAATTATGCTCACAATCAGCCAAAATTCAAAAATAATCAACAGGCATGCAAATCCTAAAATGACAGGTAGTGAGCAGAATTTAGAACATGACCCAATCACTGGCAAAAGAACATTACCAAACACAGACTTTATAAAAGTCGGAACTGATGGAATTAAACCAGAATATATAACAGCCAATTTGCAAGCAGAAGCAATTGAAAAACATATAGATTTGCTAATGACAATGTTTTATATAATGACTAAAACACCGCCACAAGCGTATGGCATTGATATTGCTGGCAATATGTCTGGTGAAAGTTTAAGAAAGATTTTTATGTCTGCATTGGCAAAAGCAGATGATATTAAACAAGTGTCATTGAACAATGCAATTAAAGGTGTTGTTAAATGTGCAATGTCATTCAATAAAACACCTGTAACATCTGTTTCTGTTGATTGGGGTGAACCAATACCACTTGATACAAGTGAAAAAGTTAAATTGTTTAATGACAGAGTTTATGCTGGCACAATCAGTGCTCAATCTGCAATTAAAGAATTAGACCAATTGTCAGATGAAGATGCAGAAACAGAATTCAAAAGAATTTTGTCTGAAAAAAGCAATGAAATAATTTCTGATCCAAATGAATAATGATGATGTAAAAAAACTAGATAACAAAAATAGTCAGTCATTAAAAGATGTATATAAAAAACGGCTTGAACACATTAAAAATATGTTGTTACAAGCTGTTTTAAGAGGTGAAGATACATCTTTTCTGAATAAGCTTAAACAGCGAATAGAAAAAGAAATTCAGAATCTTACTAAAGAATTTGAAAAAGCAACTGATGAAATAATATCTAGTAGTCAAAAAACAGCATTTAACAATCAGCAAAAGTCTTTTGAATATATAAAATTTCCAATATTGGCAAGTGTTGTTCTAGATAAAAACACAACAAAAGAACTCAAAACAACCACAAACCAGTCATTAAAAACCATTACTAAAAATATAGATAAAAAATTAAAAGTTTTTTTGAATAATGATTTTAGTAATAAAGAAAATATCATTAAAAAGTTTGAACGGCTGACAGATATTAAAATTCCACCATCAAGAATTGAACCAGAATATTGGAAAAGTCTTCAGAATATTATTGAAAGAGATTTAAAGAAAAAAGACATCTTCAAAGTTGCATACAAAAATAAAGCTGGTGATGTAGTCAGACAAGTAGATGTTGAAACTTATTCTGAAATGTTGGCCCGTACAATTAGTGCTAATTCTTACAGAGAAGAAGTCAAAAATATTGTATTGCAACAGTTTAAAGATGTTGGTGATTTGGTCGAAGTTGTTGGTTCTGCTGAATGTAAGTGTGATACTTGTTCAGAATATTTGGGTAAAATATTGAGCCTTACTGGTAAAACAAAAGGTTTTGAAACAATAGATGAGGCAAAAGAAAAAGGATTGTTTCACCCAAACTGTGTGCATTATTACACAGTTACTGAAAATGTCATAAAAGTTTATGACAAATTATCTTTATTGGAATCAAAAGAAAATGATTATACTGGTAAAACAGGACAAGATGCAATTAATTACCTGTTAGAAAAGAAAAACGGATTTATAGAAAACGCATTTACGAGAGAAGATATAGGACCTATTTCATTGATTTGGGGAAATGATGATATGGGGTTATGTCATATTCTCAAACGTCGTAGCCAACAGAAAATTGATACTGATGAATTTATTTCCAATTTATCAAATGTTATAGAAAAAGGTGAATTGATACGAATTAACGATAGAGGACGTTATGAAATATTCTTAGATGGAAAAATGGCTATTATTGAACCAAAAACAACAAATGGTATCAAGACATACTTATTAACAGCCTTTAAACGTAGAAAACCATAAAAAAGATGCTGTTCTGAGTGGCCGCCATTCCCACTATTCTAAGATACAGCAGAGGCGAAAATTTCTGTATGTCAGAACAACATCTATTCTAATTATAAACGATTTTTATAGTATTTCAACCCTATTATTAAGAAAGGAGTTTATCTAATGTCAGGCACAGAAGAAAACTTACAAAACAAACAGTTAGACACTGAAAAAGATGGTCAGTCAGGCACTGATAAATCTGAATCTATTGAAGACCTTAAAGCACAAATTGCTAGTTTAAGAAAAGAAAATGCTAAATATCGCATTTCTGCAAAAAATTCAGGTTCTGAAAAAGAAACAATATCTGAAGAACTAAAAAAATTGCGAGATGAATTTGAAGCAACTAAAAAAGAAAACATTTTAGTTAAAAGACAATCTTTGTTAGACAAAGCAGGTTGTGTAAAAAGTGAATTAGTGGTTAAAGACATTCCGGAAGATTGTGAAGATGTTGAAAAGTTCATAGACAAATACAAGGAAGAAAACCCCTATTTGTTTAAAGAAACAAACAAAAGCCACGGTGGAAACCATAAAGGTTCTGGCAAAAACACATTAACACCATCACAACAGATGGACGCTTATATAAGAGCTGCATTAGGAAGATAAAAAAATATAGAGCTTTATGAACGTAATTAAATGAAAGGATAATATTATGACTGCAAATGCAATTACTCGTCAAAATGCTGAGGCATTAATTCCAATAGAAATTTCAAACCAAATTATTAAAGAAGTACCAGGAACATCAGCGGCTTTGTCATTGTTCAAACAATTGCCAAATATGAGTGCAAAACAAAAGACATTGCCTGTTGCATCTACTTTGCCAACTGCATATTTTCTAAATGGTGATACTGCACAAAAGAAAACAACAAAATCAGAATGGGACAAATTAACTCTTACAGCTGAAGAAATTGCTGTAATTGTTCCTATTCCTGAAGCTGTTTTAGACGATGCATCTTATTCATTGTGGGATGAACTCAAGCCACAAATTGTGGAAGCATTCGGTATTGCAATTGATAAAGCTGTTTTCTTTGGTGAAAATAAACCATCATCTTATCCAGAGGCAATAGTAACTCAAGCTATTGCAAAAGGTAATACTGTTGAATTGGGCACAAATGAAGATGTTGCAGCTGACATCATCGGTGAAAATGGTGTAATGGCAAAAGTTGAAAACTGTGGTTACAGAGTTACTGGTTTTTATGCTGACGGTTCAATGGAAGCAAAATTCAGAAACTTAAGAGATAAAAACAATCAATTGCTTTACACTCCTGCATTGACAGCTGAAACTCCACAAACATTAATGGGTCGTAAAATGAAATATGACAACATTACTGGTGTGTTTGATTCTACAAAAGCATTGATGATTGCAGGCGATTTTACAAAAGCAGTTTACTCAATTAGACAAGACATCACTTATAAAGTATTAGACCAAGCAGTAATCCAAAATTCTGATGGTTCAATTGCATACAACCTTGCTCAACAAGACATGGTTGCATTGCGTTGCGTAATGAGATTGGGTGTACAAGTTGCAGTTCCAGCAACGAGAAAAGGTGGAGAAAATCGTTACCCATTTGCAGTTTTGACACCAGCAAATGAATAGATAAAACTACATTTAAAAAGAAGGGTATTTGCGGTCGGGATTGCCTCGACCGCATTTTTTTGAAATTATGATTAAATTATATGAAAACTCATTTATAACATTGGACGAAGCCAATGCATATTTTGATGAAAGATTTGCTTCACAGACTTGGCTAGATGCAGAAACATCTGAAAGAGAAAAAGCTTTGATATTTGCTACAAAGCGAATTAATCAATTAGATTTTATTGGCTACAAAAAAGACATCAATCAAAGATTACAATTCCCAAGAAAATTAACAGTTGGAAATTACATCAGTTATAAAATGCCAGAAATACCACAAGATATTAAAGATGCAACTTGTGAGGAAGCTATAACTTTATTGGAATTTATAAAGAATTATGGAGAAGAAGTGTTGAACGATACATCTTTTTCAATGCAATCTTTCAGATTAGGTGATGTTAGTTTTTCTAATAATGCCAATGGTGCAAATGCTGAAACGAATATAATTAGACGTAAAATTATGTCTGAAATGGCTAATAATTTATTATCTCGTTGGCTAAAAACAGGCTATGACATTGCAAATCCTGTATTTTATGAGGAAATATGATGGTTACTAACAAATATTTATATGATACTCAACCTTTAAAATCTGCTTATGCTGTACCTAAAAGAAAAATGTTTTCTGTTTTAACCGATTTGTATAATGATATTTGTTCCGGAAACAATAAGTTTGTGAATAATAACACAGCTTGGGTATATGCATTTAATCATGCTCTACTGCGTAGATATGAAATTGATAAACCATCGTCAAAACAGGCTGAAATTAAAAAATACAGACAACAAAATGAAGATTTTTTACAAACTTGTGATAATTTAACGTATGGTTTAAAAGCACAATGAAAAGCTTTGCAAAATTAAATATCAATAAAAAAAACCGAGAGGTTTTAATAAAAGAATTAAAATTATTGGACAAAGAAAAAATAACAGCTGGTATTCATAAAAAAGAAGGTTCACAAACCGTCAGTGAAAGTGGATTTAAAATGATAGATGTTGCTGTACAAAATGAATTTGGCAACTCTTTCACTATGCCCAGAACTGTTCGATTTAAAAAGAATGATAAATGGTACATCATTAAGCAAGGTACTACTATAAAAATACCTGAAACGCGTTTTATTGGTCGTTTAATTCAAAATCATTCAGAAAGAACTTTTTTGATAGATGTTGTAAAAGCTGAATTACATTTAGTGTTCAAAAATTATCAAACTGGCCCTGAAGCTGTTCGCAATATTGGCAAATTTATGCGTGATAGGTTAAAAAGTTATATTTCAAATAAAGAATTTCAGCCTAACGCACCTATGACAGTTGATATAAAAGGATTTGACCAAAGGCTGTTTGATAAAGGTTTATTATATAACTCGATTAAATATAGCAGTAGAAAGACAAAACAAAATGGCTAAATTACCAGATATTTTGATTAAAAAAGCTGGTGGTCAAATGTACGGTGTTTATCGTGCAAATGTAGAAATTGACCCTTTTAGCGGCTCTAGTATTACATCATTTCCATCAGAACCAAACTTAGAAGTTTTGGCTTACATTCAGCCTACTGGCAGTCAGGGTGCTGTTAAAGGTATTCAAGTTAAAAATTCTACTGCCGGTGATTCTGCAATTGCTGAATATTTCATGTACAGCAATGTAGAAATTAAAGAAAAAGACCGTATTAAATACAATGGAATTTTCTTTGAAGCAAGAAGTGTCGAATATTGGCAATCGAAAAAACTTTCACACTACAAAAGCTATTTAACAAAGGTTGACGGACAATGAAAACTAACGAAGTAAAACAAGAAATTTATGTCTATCTTAAAAATAAACTATCAAAAAAATTTCCAGAAACTTTTGTATTAAATGAAAACAATGCAACCAATAAGATATTTTGGTCAAAAGGACAACATGAAAAACCTGCAAGACCATTTGTTGAATTGGATGAAATTTATAAAAATAAAATTAGAAAACGCTATAATTCCACTTACATAAATAATACATTGCAGACGACTGCACAATGGCAATTGACTGTTAAATTCGAAGTTAGAACCACTAGCAATGAAGGTAATTTGCTTAGTGGTGAATATTTAGCAGTAGAAATTATTGATTACATTGAAAGATTATTTACTAATTCACAAGAAACATTTGATTATTTCAGAAACAAAGGCATTATTATCAATGAATTGGAAGCTTCAGGAATAAGAGATTTAAGCAAATTTATGTACACAAATAATGAATTTGTTTTCTCAATAGACATACCATTTCAATATGATGATATTGAAATTTCTGATGTTGTAAGTGGCGAATGTGTAGAAATTGAAATTAAAGTTGACAATCAAACCGATAACACTATAAGAATGGAGGAATTCTCAAATGAAAATTTATGATGACTTAATTAGCATTTTATTTAGATTACCAGATGGAAGAAGTTTGGAAGAATATTTCAAAAACATTCTATTAGTTGGAAAAGCAACAGAAGATGATTTACAAGCTGATGTAACAATTCCTGAAGTTGGCAAAAAATATGCATCTTATGAAGAAGTAATTGCAGATTTTAAAGCAACATCACAATTTGCTTTGGAAGCTGACAAAATTTTTCAACAAAAAAATAACACTCAAACTAAATCACAAATCAAATATTTGTTTATTGTGGTTCAAAAAGATTCAGAAGATATTAAATCAGCTTTGAACCGTGCAAAAACAAATGATGGTAAATTTGTTAAAGTGGTGCCAATATCCAGAGTAGGCAGTGATATAGTTGCTTGTGGTGAATGGTGTTTAACAAACAACAGATTTATGGATTGTGTAGTTGCAACTGTTGATGATGTTGAAACTCTTGTAAATTCTAAAAACAATTATTGTTATGCGATTTTCAGAAAGCAAGCTAACGAATGTATTGCATCTGCGGTTGCTTCAACATCAACTTGTGGTTATTTTGGTGGAACTGATGGTTCTGCACAATTTACTCAATTAGTCGGAATTTTACCAGAAACATATACTGGTGAAGAAATATCCGATATGAAAAGCAATAATATTGCATTTTATACAAATGTTTCACCTATTGATGGTGGAGAAACTGATACATTCGGTTATAACTGGGTTATTGGTTCAAAAATGCTTGGTGGTGAATTAAGACAAAGACAAATGATTAAACATTATGTTGAAAAAGGTTTAGGACTTACTATCTTAGAATTTTTCAATAAAAAACCAAATTATGACGAAACAGGCAATAATTTGTTATTGTTCTTATTGAATAAATTTATGAGAAGTTGTCAAGAATATAAACTTATTATTCCTACAACTGATGACCAAATTGGTTTTGAATTAAATGTTATACCTATCAGAACAGGGGCAGACAGCATAATGAATACTGATGTTGAAGCCTACAATGGTAAAAAATACAAAGTCAAAGGTTATTATTATGATGCCATTGTTGGTGAAAAAGTAGATATTGAGTTGTTTGTTGATCCAAACACTTATGAAATTGAACAAATTTTAGGAAAGGTGGCATAAAATGACTTATGATGTAAAACAAGTACAAATTACTTGGAGAGGAATTACATTCACTGGTTTTGGTGATTCTCATGTATATTCATCTGAACAAGATGGGGACAGCTTTGACCAACGTAAAGGTGTTAAAGGTGAGGGTCTAAATATTGTAAATAACAAACGTAAATACAAAATTACAACAACATTATTGCCAACAAGTAATATTCTGCCAATTCTTGAACAAGACAATGACAATCATGTTGAAGATACATTGATTATCCGTGATTTGAATACAGGAACTTCTGACATCTACACGGATTGTGTAATTCTTTCAATTACTGGCAAACAAGATGCAGAAGACAGAACTGTAACATTTGGCGCTATATATAAAAATGGTAAATAGGTGATTTATGTCTGATACAACAATAACAATTAATTTGAACAATCATACTTACCAAACAGTAAAATTAAACTATGAAGATTTTAAAAAATTGGGTTATTTATCTGAAGAAAAAATATATCCATTTATAACTTGTTTGATAGCATGCATTGGAAACAATTTATCAGATTCAGAACTTTTAAAAGCTCTATATACAAGTTGTAAAGATATTTTTAAAAGAGAAGATTTGGATTTTATTACCGAATTAGTTTTAAATCGAGATTTTATGACTATTGACGGCAAAAAACCCGACAATGCAGAATGGGAATTACATTGGCAGAAAGTCGGCTTTTGTGATTTGAGAGTGTTGGTTTTTAAACTTGTAAAGGAAAATCTTGGAAATTTTACGAGTTTGTCTGCTCTACTACCAACAGAGTGGACAACTATGATAGAAAACCAAGTAAGCAAGAAATTATTAACGCTATTAACAAACCTAAGCACACAATCAACCAAATAAACAGTAAAGCAACTGAACACATTATGGACCTGTTTTTAACAAATAAACAGGTCCAATTTAATGTGGATCTTAATGAAATAAAAAAAATGACACCTGAAGAAGCTTATTTTTTCAGTAAAAGGTTAAACGATTATATTGAGAGAATAAACAATGGCATTTGAAGATTTATTGGTATCTTTGGTATCTAAATTAGATGATAAAGGTTTTCAAGAACTTGATAAATTAGAAAATAAAGCTAACCGAAAAACAGACATATTATCCAACAAACTAAAATCAATGTTTGTTGGTGTCATAGGCACAATGGGTGCAAAAGCTGTTTTAGATGCAAGTGTCAAACTTGATACTTTGAATAAATCAATGTCAGCATTAGCCGGTGGCGAAATTGGTGGTGCTGAACAAATCAAATATCTAAGAACAGAAGCTGAAAGATTAGGCCAAGACTTTTTAACAATAAGCGATTCTTACAAAAACTTATTTTCTGCCGGTATTGGTACAGGTATGAATGAAAGTCAGATACAAAATATTTTCAGTGGTGTTTTAGAAGCCGGTACAGTATTAGGTTCATCACAACAACAAATGCAAGGTGCTTTAATGGCTTTGGAACAAATGATTTCCAAAGGCAAAGTATCAATGGAAGAATTAAGAAAACAGTTGGGTAATGCTTTACCAGGTGCGATGCAAATTGCTGCACGTGCAATGGGTACGACATCAGAGGGCTTGCAAGAAATGCTCAAAGATGGTCTTGATTCTCAAAAGTTTGTTATGGCATTCGGCAATCGATTGCATTTAGAATTCGGTCAAAAAGCAACACAGGCATCTCATACCTTGCGTGCTGAATTAGCGAGATTAAACAATGCTTTGTTTGATTTAAAAACATCATTCTTAGATGGTGAAAATACACAAGATTTAGCAAAAGCTATTGAACAAATAACCAAAATATTACGTTCTCCTGCATTGTTAAATGCTTTGAATAGTATTGGTAAAATTGCTGTATTTATCTTGAAAAACTTCAGATTAATATTCGGTATTGCCACACTGATTGGTTTAAATCGTTTAATAGCAAAAATTGCATTGTTGAGATTAGAATTTTTAACGACTACTTTTGCAGCCGGTTCATTGGGTGCAGCTCTTCAAATGGATGCAGGTATTGCATCTATGAAAGCATTGGCAAATGCTACAAAAGCAACTTTATTACCATTTTTAAAATTGATAGTAGCTATATTATTGCTAAAAGAAATTATAGATACATTAAGAGGTAAAAAAACACTCTTGGGTGAAGTAGCAGGCAATATGCCAACATTGAAAGATGCAGGAAATTATATTCACAAACAAAAAGGCTGGCACATGTTTTGGAACAATGTGCAAGATAAAGTTTGGAGAGTTACACATCCGAGAACAGTAAAAGAAGACGGACTATTAGACATTCACAATTTTTCAAGACAATATCGTGAAGTCAGCAAAGACCCTGAAGCAATGAAACGTCTGCAAGAAATTGAAATCCAAAACGGGCCTAAAATGTATTCTGCGCCTGTAACAATTGGTAGTGGTGCAATAAATATCAATGTTCAAAATGGTGATCCAAATACAATTGCGATGGCTGTAAAAACAGCAATGACAAAAATATTTAGTGATTATAACAAAGTTAGATATTCAACGGAAATGGCATAATGGAATACGCTGCATTTTACATACCAAAAGAAGAACCTCAAAAAAAGTTGGCCAATCAAAAGTTAGTGCAAAAAACTGGCAATTTATTACAACAATCAATAAGTAATGCAAAACAAAAAATTAGCAATATTGATATAAAAGGAATGGCCAAAAATATTACATTACAATCTGCAACTGAATTTACTCAGAAATATGCAGTTGGCGCTTTAACAACAATTATCAATAATGAACCAGTAACCAATCAAACAATGTTAGATGCATTATTTAATGGCTTTGCACCTGCACTGGAATTAACTGCATTTCAATCAGGTTATAACAGTTTAATGCAGATGAGAACTGCTGTAATTGGTGGCAATGTCAATGTTCCGAATTTTTTAACAGGTTTAGAACAAGGATTAAAATTAGTTGAAAATGCGAAAAACAAGATTGATTATAGTAAATATGGTGATGAAATTGTAATTGATTTAACTGTTGAATTTGCCAGAGATGAAATCATTGAAAGTGCAGATAGGCGTGTTGAAAGTGGTCAAATTTACAATGAATATATACATAATTTGCCAGAAACATTAAATATAAAAGGTATAGTAAAAAACAATAAAACATATTCCTGTGATGAATTTTGTGAATTATTAGAAAATGTAAAAATTGCCAGAAGACCTTTTAATTTTAGAGCTGGTAATAAAATATTTGAAAATTATGTATTTACACAATTTCACCCCGTTACAAGTAGTGAACATTTTATAGAATTCGATGCACAAATCAAAAAATTCAATTCTGGTTCTATTGAATTGGTTAATGTCAAAATTCCTAAACAAAGTAAAGGAAGTGGCAACAATAATAACAAAAGAATACAAAACGTAAACCAAATAAAAAATCAAGCAATAAAAAATGCTACTCAATCAGAAAAATATGAGGGTATTGTTGGTGCAGTTGAATGGCTTTTTGATGGTGAGGGAAAAAGCACAACTTTTCTAGATGGTGTTATTGGTAATTTAAGAAAAATAAGGTAATAAAAAATGGAAATAATTACACCACCCAATTTACTTAATAATTCAAAAGTAAAAATAACCTACATAATAAACAATACAGAATATATTTTTCGTTTTTGGTGGTGCGACACATTTTGTCTATTGGACATATTTATAATTGACGGCTTTGAAGAAGTTTATTTGGTAAAAGGCCGTCCTTTAACTATTAATAGTGATTTAATCGCACGTGTTAATGAACCGGATTTAATAACTGGTTCAATTTATTTAATGCAAAAATATGGCTTTAACATTGAGCCAACTCAAGAAAATTTGCATACTGATTATTATTTAGTTTGGACAAATGAAGATGAGTAACGGTTTTATTGTACAAGATTTGGGTAATAAAAAAATCATTACTCAAAATTCTGCAATATTAAATGCAAGATTAGAAATTGCCGGTGCTAATATTGCAATAGAAAATTTGGATATAGATTTCCATGTGGTTTTGGACCATTCTGACAAGCCAGATAAATCTCATATTACAATTTGGAATTTATCAGACACAACATTTCAAAAAATCTTTGAAAAAATGAGTGCTGTTGATTTATATGTTTGGCACGGCAACGATGAGCCACAATTGTTATTTCGTGGTTATCCTGCCAATCCTGCAAAAACTCAAAGCTATTCGGGCCGGATTAATAATGCTAAAGGTTTTTTAGAAAGTCCTGTGAAACAAGACCGCAAAGGTCAATTTGACAATGCAACAATCATAGAACTAGTTGACGGAAAAATTGGCTTTGAACAAACAACAATAAATAAAACATACAGGACCAGTGTTACATCAACACAGATTATCAATGACTGCATTGAAGCAATGGGTGTAGGTGTAAATAAAATTAGTAAAGATTTACCAGAAAAAACTTATACTTCATTCAAAGCCAAAGGTAAACCGAATGTCATATTAAACAATATTATAAAATCATTAGGTGGCAATTGGTGTGTTCAAAATGGATTAATACAAATCCTTAGTGGAAATGAAAAATCTGATGGCACATTTGCAGTATTACTTAACGAAGATAATTCAGAAAAGCCAATACAACATGGCAAAGAAGATATTATTTTAAACACAAGATTTATACCATTCTTAAAGCCGAATGCTTATGTAAAAGTGGAAAAAGACACACTGAACGGAATTTTTAAAGTATCAAAAGCTATTCACGAAGGTAGTAACACTGGAACAGGTGCAAGCACTCAAGTTGTTATCACTGTGCCAAAAACAAATAAGAAAAAAAACAAGAAAAAGAAAGAATCTGTATAGATGGAAATTCTAGAAGATGAATTAGACACTTTATTTCAGGGACATTCTTCTGAAATAAATGCATTAAAACCTGCAAAAATTATTAAAGTTCATTCTCAATATTTAGTTGATATTGAATATTATGAAAACAATTCTGCAGATGTTTTATACAATGTCCCAGTAAAACACATGCAAACTAATAATGCTTTTATTTTTTTGAAATTAAAAGTTGGTGATAGAGGCACTGTCCATTTTTTTGATAATGATGTTGACTTGTATATGTCCAACAAAACAGAAAATAGTACTGAACTTAGAAAACACGATATTAACGACAATTGTTTTCAGTATGGTTTTGTACCAAGCAACGAACAATATGTAATACCAGATTGTGAAATTTGCATAGGTTTAAAATCACAAAATGCAATTATAGAGTTTTCTGAAAATGGTGATATTAAACTTAAAGCTGAAAAAATAACATTAACTAGCAACAATATTGAACTAACTGGTTCAAATATAATGATTGGTTCAAAAACCACGATTGATGGCAAATCTTTCTTAGAACATACTCATTCAAACGGAAATGAGGGAAGTCCAACAGGTGGGGTGTTGTAATGGATATATTGATGATAAATAACAGATTACCAATGATAGATGGTGATTTTGTTCTTGTAGAAGAATTAGAGGAAATTAAACAACAAATAACAGTTGCTGTAAGAACATTCTATGGTGATTGGTTAATAAATTACATAAAAGGTTTAGATATAACACAAGATTTAAAAAATGAAGTATTTCTAGACCACGATATGAAAAAACAAATCCGAGAAGTTAATAACGTAACCGGAATAAAAAATTATATTAGAACATTTGACAGAGAAACATTCTCTATTAACATCAAAGCAATAATTACGACCATTTATGGCGACATTCCAATTAATGAGGTAATCAGAAAATGATAGCAGATGAAAAAGGTATTCAGTTAGATACATTAAACGACATATTAGATGCGTACGAATTACAATTGCAAGGTAAATATGGTTCTGATTTCCACATTAAACCTGAAGGTGTAATTGATAACATTGCCAACAGTGCTGGATTTATGGAATTAAGTTTACAACAACAAATTGCGTTTCTTACAAAAAATTTGGATCCGGAAACAGCAGAGGGTATCTATCAAGATTGGATTTATGAACGACAAGGCTGTTATAGACTTAAACCCAAAAAAAGTATCATTGAATTAAATGTATTAGGCTCAGCAAATTTAACAATTAATGCTGGTGCCATAACAATTAGAGATACGATTGATAAAAATGAATTTGTTAATAAATACGAAATTACGACTGATGAAACAGGTTTAATAAAAGGTGATTTTGAATGTGTTTTATATGGAGATATTTCTGTTAATGACAATGCTAATTTTGAAATTGTAACTGCTCCAGATGGCGTTACTGAAGTGCAGAAGTTCACTAATTCTAAATTTACAATAGGTAGAAATGCAGAAACGCATGAAGAATATAGAATTAGATTTAGAAATTCAAAATCTATAAATGCAAAGGCAACTAAAAATGCTAACTTAGCAAATTTATTGAAATTCGTATCACATTCGTCATATCTAAAAATTAAAGACAAAAAAACATATTTAGATATGGCACCAGGAACAATTGAAATTATTGCAAATCACAATACAACAGATAATATTTTTGCAATGGCCATATTAGATACAATTGCCGGTGGTATCGAAACCATTGGTGATACTTCAATAATGGTTCAAGATAATAGTAATGAATACCAAGAAATTAAATTCAAAAACGCTGAAAAAGTATCAATTAACATACAAGCTGACATAAAAATAATGTACGGCAAATTTCCCAATACAGTAAAAAATGCTGTTAAAAACAATATATTGGAATACACAAAAGAAAGAATTTTTGGTTTGGGTTCTACTATATATGCAACAGAATTCATTATTCCTGCATACAAAACAGACGGTGTAGAAGCTTTTGCAAATGTGAAAGTTAAAAGGAATAGTGATACTGATTTTGCTGACAGTATTCAACTTGAAGAATATGAAGTAGCTGAGTTTTCAATAGATGGAATTATTTTAAATGAAAATATATGATTATCAGATTGAAGCTTTAAAATATATTATTCCTTATTTTAGACAAAATGAGGATATTGTAGAAATTTTAAGAGCAATTGGTGCACGTTTCAATAATTTGCAAAATGCAATATTGATGGTTCTTAATTCACAGAATTTGAAAGATGCACGAGGAACTTGGCTCGATAATTATGGAACAGAGGTCGGTGCCACTCGTGATGAAATGGATTTTGGTTCATATTTTTGTGTAAATCGTTTAGATTTGAACCAACAAAGAAAATTTTATTTTACTTCATCCAAAGAAAATCCATTATCACCTGTTTCTTTGCAAGATGCTGAATATATTCAAAAAATATTAGCATATATAGGTGGTAATAAAAGTAATGGCACCTGGAATGAAATTATTGATATTACAGAAATTATTACTGATGCTGAACGAGTAACACTGAAAGGACAGCCCCGGCTGTTCTCGAAATGGATATACAAGGTTCAAATATTTTATTAACAAGAAATACTGTTACCTATATTCAAAGTGTCGTTGGTGAAGGAATTTATTTAGAAAGGATAACAATTAATGGACAAGCCGCAGAAACCCAATATTAATATGCCTACTGAATTTGCCACTAATGGGGTAAAAACAGATTTTACTGCTGAGAAATTACTTAATGGTTTTCCTGAAGTTACTCCAGATGTTTTGGCTGGTGATAATTTAAACAAATTTATCGATGATGTTTATAAAGCTTCAAATTATTCAATGAACAGTATTGAGCACATGTACTCGCAAATGATTATGAAAGAAGTACATGTGAATCCGGAATTAATAGCAGATGAAAATGGTTTATATAATTGGACAATAAATCATAAATTTGCACATTCTGATATAAAAGCAACATTATATAGAATTGAGGATAATGCAGAATTATGGGGAAAGCCTAAATCTATAAACAATACAGAAGTGAAATATTCATTTAAATCACAAGTACCAGTTGGAACGATAAAAGCTGTGTTAATAGGATAATTATGCAATACAAAATATGTAAATATTGTGGCAAAAAATTTTTTACATTAGACAAAAGAAATAAATATTGCAGTTTTTCTTGTTCCGTGGCAGCTAGGCAGATTCATATAAAATCTGTTTCTATAACAGATAGAGAATTTAATGCATTGTGGAAACAACATAGTGTTTTTATAAAAAAAATACTTTTCAAAAGGTCAGATGAACGCCAATTTATGGAAGATTATTTGCAAAATGCAATGATTACTTTATGGCGAATAGCTTTAAAATATCGAATGAAAGGCATTGCATTAGAAGATATTCCCATTGGTTATATTAATAAAACAATTTCATATATACCGACAGGCTCACATTCTTTTACTTCTATAATAGTAGTGAGAAAATACACTAATGCATATAAAAATGCAAAAATAACAGATTCTGCTGATGAATGTTTATGTCTGGGCGATGCACAAACTGAAATAAACCAAATGAACAATTTTTATGACATGAGTATGCCTATTGATGACAGAATTGATTTACAAGATTTAACTAAAAAAATCTTATTCGATGCTTCGCAAGATGAAAATATAAAATGTGCAGTGGTCAGAGGTGAAATAAAATCGGATTCTGTTTTTCAAAAAAAAGATGAAATTGAACAAGTTGTTAAAGAGGAATATGGAATTAATATAAAAGATAGACAAGAATTTCAAAGCAAAGCAACCATTGGCGTAAAAAAACTTTGGAGTTTGTATTGTGATGAAATTTCAGCTTGTATTGGATTAAGAAAAGAAGATTTAGGTTTTAAGCCCAAAGAAAATGCATTTGTAAGGACATTAGATGTTTGTTATGTTTGTGGCAAGCTTTTTAGACCAAATCCTAAACGATTAAGGCAAATAACTTGTTCTCCTGAATGTGCAAAAAGATTAGATGGTTTAAAAGCATTACAAAGAGATAGAGAAAAACAAAGAGAAAAATTATTAATTGAATTAGAGGAACTAAGAAAAGAAAAGAAAAAAATACTTGAGGAATTAAAAACTAAATAGAAAGAGAGAAAAATGAGATTTAATTGGATCGACAACCCAACAATTTCAGGTTCTGTAATGGACCCAGATGTGTTGAATGACTGTTTAATGCATCTAAAATACGCGAATAGCCCTGTTAGCAACAATTATATTTTTGATATAAAAGTTACTGACAGAATTCTTGATGAAGATGAAAGCCTTGGCTGGGCATTACAAGGAAGTTATATTAATAGTTCTTATACAGAAGCTATTAATAAAATAAAAAAAGAGTTAGATTCTTCTGAAATTGTTTCAAATTATATTGGTACAGATTATGAATTTGAATATAAAATAGCAACAAATGGACATTTAATTGCTGATATTGCTTTCAAAGATGCTATTGATAAATTTTTCAATGAAAAAGGGATAGCTGATTTTTATATTTATGATTCTACTAATGATGGTTTATATTTGCCCAGAAATAGTAAATTTATACAACTTACAACTGATACAAATTTAATAAATACATATATTGGTGCAGGTTTACCGAATATAATTGGACAAATCAAAAGTGGTGCTAGTGGTTCTCAATATTTAAGCGGTGCTTTTTCTTATTTGAATTCTAGTTCTAGCGGTGTTTCTGGACGCCATGATGGCGGTTCGGATGCAAATTATACGAGTGGTACTGCTCAATTCAATGCTTCATTATCTAATCCAATTTATGGTGCATCTGATTCTGTTCAACCACCATCATCATTGAAACTTTTGTATTATTTTGTAGGAGTTAATTAGATGAAAATATCACCAGTTTTTAAAAAACAATTTTATCCGGTGTTTAAAAATAAAAATTCACCAAAACCCAAATTAATTTATTTAGATTCCGAAAAAGGTCCAAAGCAGGACCTTTTTATTATAAATGACAAGAAAAATCTCAAGTAATTAGAAAGGTTTAGTATGGGTAGATTTATTACATCATCTTCTAGGACAAAACAAACAGCTGAAAAAGGTGTTTTTAAACTTGGCCACAATGAATTATATCTAGATGATGATGGTGTAATTTACATTGCTTGGCGATTATTTAGAACTGATAATTTTACTTGGGTAAATTCATCGGATTGGGATATAAGATGTGCCCATATACATGATGTCGGGTGCAAATATCATCAAGTCGTAGAAGTGTTATTAACTGAAGACGAATTAATTGAAAAAGGTTATTTGCGCTTTGTTGGAACAGATGTAATTTGTTTGGATATACCATCAAAATATTTGTTTGTAAGAGATGTTTCTGGTACGTGGATAAATAATTTATTTTATCGAATGTTAAGAGATGCAGACTGCCCCAAAACACCCAAATATATACAAATTGCTTATAGGCTTGGGGTTTGTTTTAATGTAGGTTGGTTTTTTACAGGTAAAAACAAAATTGATTTAGACAGATTGTATGAAGAGGAATGGAACGAATATGGATAAATTTATTACTAAAGAAAATGTTGTGATTGCGGTTGCTATATTCGTGATGATTGTACAATCAAATTATTTTGCAACAAAACTTGATTTAGCCAATTTGAAACTAGAAATGGCTCAAATGAAAATTGAGTTAAAAAAATATGCTGATGATGGAGATAGGGAATTATTACACAATTTAGACACAAAATATCAAATAATATTAAATAAATTAGAAAAAATAAAATAATAATAGTATTTAACTCTTGAATTTAGCCTTCTTAAATTTGCCTCTATTCTTTTAGGATAGAGGCTTTTTCTTTATATTCTTTCAAAATTATACAAAGCAGTTGTTAATATATTTGGATTTGTAACATAAGAACCCGACAAAATAGGTGAATGTTTGATTTTATAGTTAAATCCGAATTCTAAACTGAAGTTTTGTTCCAGGAACAATAAAACTTCTTTACTGTTTTCTTTTTGTCTTAATTCGACATTAATATTGTCATTAAACATATTTAAGCTAATTCTGATATGAGTTAAATTAAATGTTTCTTTTACTAATGAACTAATTTTTTCAGCTTTTATTAATCTATCTTTATTTGTATCTTTGCAATCTATCATAAAATCCTCAAGTAATTGCATGATACAACAAAATTATGCAACTGCTAAAAATTGTGCAATTTCTTCAAACAAAATTTGATTTTTGGGTTCGGCTATTACTTCAAATATTTTGTGTGCCAATGGTTCGAGCGACGTAACTTTAACCCCACCATTTAAAAAGAACCTTCGGGTTCTTTTTTTTACGTTTCGAGGCCACGCCTCAGCTGGCCTTTTTAAATTCTACGCACTCTTCGTGCTTGAATTTTACAAAAGTCTGCGCATA